ATTGTACTTTTTCACAAGGATTAGCGATATTGATTATATTATCAGGATTTTTTTTTATTAATTTTAACTGTTCTTCTTCTGATAAAAAATCAAGAGATCCTTGAGAAGTTCTAGTTCCACCGATATATTCATTAAAATTTTTCATTATTTCTATCCTATCATATTATTAATTTCTATTTATATCATATATACAATATATTTAAAATAAAATTTACAAATTTTTATTATTATTAAATGCTAAAACAATTTTTCCACAATCCCATATTTTTCTATATTTATTATTAAAATCAGAATTTGGTAATAAGTCTATATTATAAAAATCAAAATAATAAAAAGATGGATCTAAATTTTTAACATAATAAAAACCATAATCTTTATATAAATTATTACAATATCTTAAATCAAAAATTGATAATAATATTTTAAAATTATAATTATTTTTTAAATAATCTAATAATAATTTCATAGAATTTTTTATATCATATCCAACTTTATTGCAAAAAACTAATAAATTAAATTCAAAATCATTTTTATTTAACCCTGATACAAACACTAAATCATTATTATAATAAAAACCAATATTTATATCACAATTAATATAATTATTCAAACTATTCCTATATAAAAAATCCATGAATTCATTATTATTTAATAATTTAATATCACAATCAGATGAATTTATTGTTAGGTTTCTTCCTAATTCTTTATTGACAATGGATTTCCATATATCTTGTTTTGTAATATTTAACCATTCGTTTTCGAAAATATGAAATAATTTAATACCAATATTGTTACATAATTTTGTTTTATTTATATTCCTAAATTTTGCTTTATAATCATTGTCTTTTAATGTAGAATGCCAATATAAACCATTAAATTCAATAGCCAACTTATAATCTGGTAAGTATATATCTAATTCATATGGCGGTATAATATTTCTTACATTTGTTAATATATTAGGTAAATTAATAAAATCAACTATTTCTTGCTCATATGAAGAACGCTCTATTTCATAACGAATTGGAATATTAAAAAAATGAAGTTTATTAAGCAAACAAAACTGTGATACGTTAATTTCGTTGGCTATTTTTCTAGAGCTTTTTTTATTTAATAAATATTCTTTTTCCAAAAATTCTTTATTATTTATTTTTTCTAATGTTTCTTTGTTCCAATGAGACTGAGAATAATTTGGAACATTATATATTTTTTTGTTAGTTTTAATAATTTTATCTCTATAGTTTTTATCTTTAAATATACAATCGACGCCATATCTTTCCAAATTTGTATTTTTCTCTTTATTTTTAATATCTTTATTTTGCAAGGCATGTTTTACTCCATATTTTTCTATCATTGTGTTTTTAATCTTTTTTTTAATACTCTCTGACTGAAAAATATTTTCAACATTATATTTCTCTAAAATAGTTTCTTTAATCTTTTCTTTAATATTTTTTGATTGAAAAACATTTTCAACACCATATCTTTCTAAATTTGTATTTTTAACCTTATTCTTAATATCTTCATTTTGCAATGAATGCTCAACGCCATATTTTTCTATCATTATATTTTTTATCTTTTCCCTATCCTTAAATGCATTGTCAACACCATATTTTTTTAACATAGTTTTTTTAATCTTTTCTCTAATTGTTTTATTTTTAAATACATTGTCAACACCATATCTCTCCAAGTTTGTATTCTTAACCTTATTTTTAATATCCTCATTTTGTAATACATATTCAACGCCAAAATTTTTTATCATAGTCTCTTTTTTCTTGTTTTTTATATCTTCATTTGAAGAAATATTTTCTACACCATATCTCTCTAAACAAGTCTTTTTTATCTTATCCTTAATAAAATCAGACTGGAAAACATTCTCAACTCCGTACTTGTACATAATAGATTTCTTCATTTTCTCTTTATCTTTTAAAACATTATCAACTCCATATCTCTCTAAACATGTTTTTTTCATCTTATCCTGAACGACTTTAGATTTATTTTTACAATCCTTAGAACAATAAATATTATAACCTCTAGTATATGAATGAAAATTAACAAAACATCCACACTCTAAACATTTTTTCTTTTCAATAATGTCATTTAAAATACAATATATTCTTTCGGATATACTAACATTTATATCTAAAAATGATGTAAGTAATATAATTTCATTTAATTTATTAGGATATCTTAGTTTAAAATTATATTCTCTAATTTTTATTACATTAATTGAACTATCTTTTTTATATAAATTGTTTTTAATCCAATTTTTTATTTCATCTTCATAAGACATAAAATAAACTCTTTGAAATTTATAAAAAAATTTTTGATGAAATTAATATATACTACTAACAATATCGCTTAACATTAATGTGCCTTTTTGTAAAGGTTTAAGTAAAATTAATAAAAAATTAAGTGTAATTATATACTTAACTTAAATTTTTACAAAAAGGCATTATTTTTTGAAAAAAAAACAATATATAAAATTAATAAAAACAAATCAATCTAAAAGATTTGTAATTTTAAATAAAGGAGATTAAAATATGGCTTCATTAACAGAACTAGTTGGATTTCCGCCTAGTGCGACAATTTCACCAAGTGTTAGACTTCTCGAGACGGATTTTTCTGCATATGTTCCGGGTAGATCGTTTTCTAAGGCCGCTCTAGTAGGCTTTGCGTCTAAAGGTCCATTAAATGAACCTACTCAGGTTTTTAATCATGAAGAGTTGTATAGGAAATTTGGATATCCTGATCCTACAGCTGATCATGGTTCTTATTTATTATATGCTGCAATTGAATTTTTAAAGTATGGAAATGAATTATGGATATTAAGAGTTGGATGTACTGACGAGACAGATTGGGATAATTTTGCTAAAACCGCCTATGTTGAAGTTCCAATATCTGGTTTAGCAGCAGTCATTCGTTCTAAAAAGAACGGATCTACTGAAGTTGAAATTGTAAAAGATGTAAATGATAATTTCAGATTTTCAGTAAATGGCAGTTTATATAAAAAATTAATTACTATTCCAGCTGGAACATATACTTTAACAGACCAAGGAGGATCTACTCCTAATTTGGTCGATACTTTTAATAATTTATTAAAAAATGAAGATGGAATAGAAGCTTTTGAATATCCTGAATCTAATCCAACATTAGCATTTAGAACTAATAATAGATATGGTGAAGATGCTTCTATAGAATTAATTTCAGTTGAAGATGATATTTATGATACTATTGGTATTGGTAAAAAAATGACTTATTCAAAAATAACCGGAAAAAATTACCAATGGCCAATCGGGTCTTCTATTGTTGGGTTTGATTTTTCTGGACATATTAATCCAACATTGAAAGTAAGAGTTACTGGAACTGGTAATCCTAATATAGATAATATTGTTCAGGTTATACCGTTTAATGACTTGGTTCATCCATTTAATACAGATCCATCTGGTGGAGCATATGTAACTGTTAATAGAGTTGGCTGGGATGGATCTGGTTCAGAAACAGGAATTGGTGGCCCAATCGTTACTGCCCAAAATATTGTTGATTTTATTAATTGGTGGATTGATAATCCTACAATGCATGGTGAAAATATTCCCGGTGGATTTAGAGCAAAAATATCAACTTCTGACGGAAAATCATTTGTTCAGTTATATACTGGAAAATATTATACAGACTCACTTGGAGATCCATTAGTGGTTCCAAGTGATTTAGTTGGTGGAATAAATTATATTAGAGGAGTTGATGCTCTTGTTCAAGTTCAATCATATTCTCATATTGTTGATGAAATATTAGGTTTTAATCCAAGCGCAGTTACTGGAAAAACTCCAGTATTAGTTTCTACTCGAGAATTAATTGACGGAGATCCAGACACAGCAACAGGAAATTACATTGATGATATTGGTAAATCAATTGGTGATGAATATAATAGTGGAGTAGCCCCAACAATATTTACAATATGGGCAGATTCTCCAGGATTATTTGGAAATGATACCAAGGTTGTTTTAGATATCAATCAAGAAGGAAATATTTCATTATTTATTTATCATAATACTGTGTTTGTTGAGTCTCATGGAAATCTAAATCTTGATTTTACAACTACTAATAATCCTTATTATATAGAAGAATGGATTAATGGTGTTTCTGATTATATTCACATAGTTCACGAAACAAATGTTTTAGGTGCTCCTAAAAAAGGAACATATTCTTTGGGTCAAACAAGTTCAACATCTGGATCTGATGGTTATCCATATATAGGTGGACTTCCTGATACAGAACAAATAGATAAATTAATTCTTGGTAATGTTGAATTAGGTACTGGTTTAAATGCATTATCAGAACCAGAAAAAATAGATATAGATTTAGTAGCTGTTCCAGCTATTAATTCAACTTCTGTTATGAGTGGATTAATTGAATTATGTTCGGTGGCTAGAAGAGACTGTATGGCTATTATAGATTCTCCTTATGGTTTAGATTCTGTAAATGTTAGAAAATGGCATAACGGAGAACATTTATTAAATAATAGAAAACTTAATTCTTCTTATGCGGCTCTTTATTGGCCATGGGTTAAAATAAAAGATCCATTTAATTCTGTAGAAGTTTGGGTTCCTCCTACAGGATCTATTCTAGGTGTTTATGCTGGATCTGAAAGAATAGCAAACGTTTGGGCTGCTCCAGCTGGTCTCAGAAGAGGAAGAATACCTACAGTATTAGAAGTAGAAACATATGCATATTTAACACAACGAGACGCATTATATGGAAGTGGAAATTCTGTTAATGTTATTGTTCCATTCCCTGTAGATGGACCTACTGTTTGGGGGCAAAAAACGTTACAGAGAGCTTCTACGGCTTTAGATAGAGTTAATGTAAGAAGATTAATGTTATATCTCGAAAAAACATTTAAAGATAGATCTAGATATTTATTATTTGAACCACATGATTCTATTTTAAGATCTCAGTTTGTAAGAATAGCTTCTACAATATTAGATAATGTAAAAGAAGGAAGAGGTATTTATAATTATATTATAAAATGTGATGAAGAATTAAATCCTCCTGAGGTTGTTGATAGGAATGAGATGAGAGCTAGAATAGGAATTCAACCAACTAAAACAGCTGAATTTATATTTATTGAATTTACTATTCATAGAACTGGTTCATTTGAAGAATCCAACATGTAAAAATGTTGGATTCTTTTTTAAGAATTTTATATGTATATTATATATAACAGTATAATTATTTTATAATATAAGGAGATAAAAAATGGCAATATCAATGGGAATAGGCGATATTGGAGCAAATACCGCATTATTTAAAAGAAAATTTAGATGGATAATGACATTAAGTAAAGGAACAGAACCTAATAATGCAGGACAATTTCCAACTAGCGCCGATAAACCAGAAACTATGTGGTACTGTAAAGTTTCTAAAAGACCTACATTAACATTTGAAGATACAGCAATTCATTTCTTACATGAAAAACATCATTTGTCTGGAAAATCTTCATGGGAAGATTTAAACTTGACAATTTATGATGTACACATAATGGATAATGATCATGGATCTGATTTAATATTAGCCCAATGGTTAAGTAGAGTTTGGTATTTTTCTGGAGATAGTAATGTGGAAACACAAGGATATAATTGGTTAGATATGGGCGATATAGATAATGAATACAAACAAGATATTACATTGTATATGTTAGATGGACATGGTGGGGTATTAGAAACATGGTATATTATTGGAGCTTGGCCAAAGAGTACAAACTTTGGAGATCTTGATATGGCTTCTTCGGATACAGTTGATGTAGCTGTAACATGTGCATTTGATAGAGCAAAGTTTGTTTTAGGACCAGGACAAAATGTATCTTTACAATCACATAACCATGCATAAGTAAAGTATATATATTATGCCAAATCATAATTCAAATAATGGGTCGTCTCCTATTACTAGCATGTCAATAGGACGGTTAGGAGACGACTCTATTGTTTTTAAAAGAAAATTTAGATGGTTATTTTTTATAGAAGATGTTATAAAACCATCAACGTTTTATAATAAACAAGGGCATATATGTAAAATAACAAGTAGACCAAAAATGAGATTTAATGAACAAGAAATAGAACATACTATAGAAAAAATTCATATTCCAGCAAAAGCCGAATGGATTCCTATGAATATAACAGTTTATGATCTTAAAGATGATGATTATTTATATAAATGGATGACTGTTTTTTATGATCCTAAAAAAGGAATAGTCAGTCCATCAGCCGAGCAGTCTAATATAACAGGACCGTATGTGATTTATCCTAAAAGG